CGTGTGGGCGGTGCAGCTAGGTAACTAGTCGGGAATTTTCCCAACCAAATCACTACTAGCGCATAGGCTGTCGAGAGACAGCCCGCTTATGCAACTACTACCAACTATGAATATATTCAAACGCCTGCTTAAGATGTGGAGAAGAGTAAAACTCCCTCCTGATCAAAAGAATTGGGACCTAAATCCCCTGTCGTTCGAATGCACTCTAGTTTGGTATGCAGAATGCGGTGCTTGGGTATCAAAACCCGAACATAACTCGGACCTTGGCTCGGTTGACCCCCTTCATAGGGAGCTCACCGACAGGAGGACTGAGGATGTCGTTAGTAGCCTGAACAAATGTTCAGATATGCAACAACAGCTAGTGCAAACTAATGTCCAGAACCAGATCTCGGGATGAGTTAATTCTCACTCCGGGCGAAACTACGGTAGAAGCTATCAATCGGAACCTGTTGTATAACGGGCTCTTCGATGGACGCACCATACCGAAGAATTCGACTATCTATTTCCATTACGGAACCGGCTCCCCAGGCGGCGACCACTCTCATGGAGTGGAAGGCGTTAAGGAGACGATCGTAGATGAAACGGATAGCCCTGGTTTGTATAATCCTGTCCTCCATACAAAGGAGGTGTGGGATTGTCCGGTTCAAGTTGTGAAAGCGACGGGTGTCGACTTTTACAACCATCCGGACGTGGACATCAATTGTACTAGTACTATTGGTGCTGGTGGTGCCGTAGAGATCGGGATGCGTACGGGTGGTAATTATATTACCACTAGTGCGGAGACCCTTCTCGCAGAGGCTGTAACCCAGATGGATCCGAGTAGGATCGATCCAGGGGAGCTGAACGTACCCCAGTTCGTCGGAGAGTTGCGCGAATTGCGCGACCTCACTGACTTGGCGGCGCTTAAAGTCTTTCGACTGCTCCCAAGGGTAAGCACGAAGTATTATAGTAGAACGCACCGCGCTAAGTGGGATTCCCAAAGGAACCCGCTTTCGTTTGTACGTTCTATTACTTCGCGCCTAACCCGACAAGAGTTGTCGGAATTCAAGCGTAAACCAATAGGGACACTAGCGAAGGAGTTAATCCAGTTAGATCTGGCAAACAAATTCGCTATCCAGCCATTGATTGGCGATCTCAAAAAGATCGCTAATTTAGTGGAAGGACTGTCCAATCTGAAGTCGAAACTCCAGAATGCTGATCCATTCCGAGTGTACGGCATGTCGTATAGAGACGACACTGACTCCTTTTCTGCGAGCGGTGCCCCATATGATTACTATCTATGGGATACCGACTTTCAGTATAGGAGGGAAGTGCGCTCTTGGGCCATGGTTAAGTACAACAATCCCCTGTCGTTTCTGCACGATGACTTCCTCTCGGAAGTTCATCGATCTGCAGTCGCTATTGGGGAGTACTTAGGTTTCAGGAAACTACCAGCGGTCGCATGGGAATTACTCCCCATGTCGTTTATCGTTGATTGGTTTCTTGATATTGGCTCATACCTACGACAGTTCGACGTAGGAACTCCTTTGGAGTTCCCGTTCACTGTCGTAGCCCAGGGGTATTCCGTAAAGGATACCGCTATTTCGCATACTGCCGTGAGGCATCATGCGGGGGCATACCGTAGCATATTTCAAGCTGAGTCGCCTTACCCTTTAGTCAAGGGTAGTTTGACACGGACCATCTACGAGCGACGCCGCGAGGCGTTGCCGTGGGGGGCCCATCAGCTTGTACCACCAAAGATCCGGCTACCCGACCTTAATAAGTCGGTGACGCTGCTGGAGTTGAGTTACCTCTTCTCCGGAATCTAATCGGTGGCTGTTAACACGAGGTGAAAATCACCTCGGCAGCTGCCAGTCAACATCCCCTCCAAATAGGAGGTTCAACAACTAGCTAAAATAATGTCATTAGACACCATCACCCTAAACGTAGGGTCGCCTGCTGCAGACGTCGTCTTCGCCAATCCGAAGGAAATCCCTTCTGGCAAGTCGATGAATGCTCCGAGTCCAACCAATGATTTGGTTGGTCGTCCCGTGATTAACATCAAGGAGACTACCTCGAAGCAGGGAATCGTATCCACACTCGTGCAAATCAAGGTACCACAGGCTAACGCCGACGGTATCTATGACTCGCATATCACCTTTAACGGGTCACTACAGCGTAAAGCTGCAGCTGACCTCGATGAGGTTGATCGTGTGGCC